GTTGGACAAGGTTGCAGTAGACCCTGCATTTAGCGGATTCAACGTGCAGTAATTTCCACGAACAGTTCCACCAACACCTGTGTCAACACCATAAGGCGTAGGTACATCAACAAGAGAGTCATTACCCGCACCCGCAGTCACGCTGAAGTTGTTAGGTGTCCAGTTGTTTCCGTTACCTGAGTAGTCTTTACCCAATGTTGTTGATGTGGTGTTGCTGTTGTCTGAGAAGTTCAGATAGAAGCCGTTAGTGCCGTATGAGCCTGAGTAGGCTTTAGGTTGCCATACGCCTGTTTGTGCGTTTGTTTCACCGAATGATGATGGGGTTAGGGCTTGACCATCGATGAAGTTGACTTCAGTCATCAAACCATCGTAATTGGTTGAAAACGTAGGGAAACGACCAATTGCGTGTTCTCTTGTTGTATTTACATCTGTATCTAAATTTTGGGTTGGATATGTTGCTGTATTAAAAGCAGTAATCTGAACACCATTGACATAAATCTTTACTCTGTCAGAAGATGTTGCTTGTGTTGTATCCATAGCAACAACAACGTGATACCAAGCAGATGGGTCACGAAAAACAGCAGAAGTTCTAAGCAATAAAGTATGACTTCCTGTGTACATTGCAACTTGTAAACCATCTTGAGGGGTATCGGCAGATGGGTTAAAGATTATGTATGTTCCAGTTGAAGCAGAACCGCCATAAGCAGTAAACAAAGGGTCATTGCCACCAAGAACACCACGCTTGACCCATCCACTCCAAGTCCATGTTCTGCGGTTTGTTGTTGTTGCTGGAGTCCTGTTAAGGTAGGCAGTATCGGCATCATTAAAGCGCAAACTGCGTGAGATTTGATAGCCGCCACTAGGACGGGTAAATAGTTCGTTTTTAGCCGCAAACATTATGCAAACGCCTGTGCGTATGTGCCAAACCAACTTGTGCCGTTAGCCACAAAGGTCAGAATATCAATGGCTGATGCGGATGCAGTAATTGTGGGTGCAGTCCCTGCGGGCCATTTCACCGATGTAAACACCGCAGTGCCACTTCCCCCCGCCGCTTGGGTCACAATCAGTATGAACGATTTACCCGCAGTTGCTGTTGGCATTGTAAACGTACAAGCAGTTGACGCTGTTAATGTTACTGTCTGAACAGTTCCGCTTGTCAAAGACAGCGTGTTAGAAGATGTAACCGTACCAATTGCCACCACGCTTTCAACGTAGCTTGTAACTGTTGGGTTTGTCAAAGCGGCATCTGTTCCAAACACCAAAGCGCCTGTGCCTGTCTCGCCAGTAACTGCCGCTGCTAAGTTTGCACTAGATGGTGTTCCTAAGAACGTGGCTACGCCTGCACCAAAAGATGTAATGCCTGTGCCGCCGTTTGCAACAGCTAACGTACCAGCAACAGTAACCGCGCCAGATGTAGCAGTTGCAGGTGTTAAACCTGTAGAACCAAAATCAATGGTTGTAACGCCATCGGCAACGCTAGATGCCACCTTAACGTAGTCCGTGCCGTTGTAATACACAAAGCACTTCTCGCCTACAGCAATCGACACACCAGTCTGACCCGCTGCTTTGAAAGTCACCGCGCTAGTAGCGCCGGCGTGATCCACCATGTACAGTTTGCTGTAGCTGGGGCCTGTAATAACTTTAGCTACTGTCTGCGTACCGGTAACGCGAATCACCATGTACTGCGCTGTAGTTGAGCCAATGTTAGAAGCAGAGGCATCGCCGGTTGTGTTTGCCAAAGTGATTGCGCCGTCACCAGAGAAAGATAGGGTGCCCGCAATGGCAATATTGACGTATTCGGTAATACCGTAGTTAACTGTGTCGCCCCACGTACCGGAGAGCGTGCCCTGTGTTGGGGTGACTAGCCCTAGTTGTCCTGTTGTAGCTGCCATTTAAAACTCCTATGTTGGAATGTCCGTCCATCCGGGGTTCTGTGTGGTTGACACATCCGCCCAATTTGGTGTTTGTGAATCGTTAATCACTGTCCACCCCCGAATAAATACAGTTCCAATTGCTCCAGTACCCTGCACACCTGTGACGATGACTCTGTCGCTGACTTTAACTGAAACTGTACCAATCTGTCCAGTAGCGGATACGCCGTTTTGAATTGTTTTTATAACATTCGCAATAGCAGTACCAACACTACCCGTACCCACCACACCTGTTGGTGTTGCTCCGCCGTTATACACAAGCGTTACGCTACCAACAGAACCTAAACCTTGAACACCCACCGGGATGATGGTTTCGCTCACATTGATCTGAACGCTACCAACACTACCCGTACCCAATACACCGGCTGGTGTGAACTGCACATACGGAACCGCCGTACCTACAGCACCCGTGCCTTGCACTCCAGTAACCGTAATGGACTTACCAATTCGCAGTACTGGCGTACCAATCTGACCCGTGCCCTCAACACCAATCGGTATGATGAAGTCATCAACGTTGACTTCAAAGTTACCAATCTGCCCAACACCCTGCACACCTGTTGGCGTGAAAACGACTGTAGCCCTTACATCACCAATAGACCCGTTAGCCACCACGCCCGTAAGCGTGAAGTTAACTTTTGGCAGGGTTGTGCCAATCTGACCTGTAGCAGAAACGCCTGTGGGTACAAACGTAACCGATACCGAAATTCCAACCGTTCCAACAGCGCCCGTACCCTGTACAGAAACGCTTCCCGTGCCCCAAGGAGACTCGCCCCACGCCTGACTACCCCAGCCATCAAGAGGCAGGACTTTGCCTATGCCTCCCCAGCCGTTGTCACCCCAAGCGTATTCGCCCCATGAAGACACGTAAACTCACTTACGCAATACGAATGATCGCAGTAGCTGCCGCAGCAACAGGGAACTGAATTGTGAAGTCACCGGAACTTACCTGTTGATCGCCACTGAAGCTCAAGACTGCGCAAGCCGCACCAGAAGCTGAAGAGTTATAAATCAATGCACCGCTGGTTGTAAACGTAGCAGAAGTCCATGTGGTATCAGCAAAGTCACAAATAGCAGTGGTGCCATCAGCAACAGGTGTAGCGGATACCAACGTATTGCCGGTCTGCGTATAACCCGTAGCGGTAGGCAATTGATCTGCACCCATATTAGAGTAGTTAGTCGTAGCCGCGCCAAACGTGCCGGAGCCCGCCGCCGTAGATACAAACAAGGCAATCTTAAATGTGTTGCCGGTGCTTGCCGTAAAGTCGTGTACAGCTTTTAAGATTTCGACCTTGAAGCTGGTAGGCATTGCCGTAGTGATAGTAATAGCCATGTTATATCTCCAATAGAGTTACAAGTTCAGAATGCCCCGCTTCACGGAGACGGTTAGCTAGAGTCGTGTTATTCGACTCAATTGCGCGTTTCATGTAGAACACCAACACACCACGGATGTGTTCACGAAAAGCTTGCGCCTGATCGCGAATGGCCGGATGAGACTGATCCCCAACATAAATAATTCGGTTTAATGCTTGCTCGGCAAGTTCTTCTGGATTAAATCCACGATAGTCCACCTTGTGAATTAACACGTCGCCAATTTCACCCGCAGATTCAGTTGCAAACATTAGTTTGAACTCCTAATAAGAGCCGCCGTAGCGGTGTTTGCGGGCATAGTAATTGTAAATGTACCGGTGGATGTTTTGTCAGAACCGAAGTCCAACACAGCAATCGAAGGCTTACCGGCAACCGTATCGTTGTAAATCAACGCACATCTTGCGGTGATTGCCCCATTCCACGAGATGTTCGGAAAGCCTACAAAAGCTGTGTACCCAGAAGACGATACCGTGATAGGTGTTAACTGTGCCCCGCCAGCGGAGTAAGTGCCTGTATTAGCTATTTCGTCAGTTGAACTGTAGACGGTTGTGTCTTCGTTCAGATTAGCGTTAGCCGTATACAGGGCAATCTTGATAACGTCAGTCGTCAGGTCATGAATACCTTGGTACAACTGCGCCTTAAAACTGGTGGTTTGAGTCTGGATAATTGACATATCAAGTTACTTTCTGACGGAACTGACCAGAACGGTAAGCGTCTTGACGCTCCATACCATCACCCAGACGTTTAGCCAATGCAAGCGCTTCCATGAACTTCTGGTTGTACAACTGCATCATGTCGGTTTCACCCTTCATGTAAGTGTAAGCCTCAACCAAAGATGCGTACAATAACACCGTATCAAAATTGTCGCCAAGCCACGAAGTAAAGGGTGCCACGGAAATGCTTGGTGGGTAGAAGTAGTAATGAAGTTCAGAACTGTATGATGCGTCGGGTGTTGGGCCAAGAATAAAAGTCAACTCTGCCGCATTAGACGACTGAGGGCCAAACAAAGCGTAGTACTTAGGGATCCCTGTATCTGTGGGCTGTGGGTATGCCTGCCGAATAAAGTTAACATCTTTGTTTAACAAATACTCGTACTCACCACTGGCGTTAATGACAGCCAATGAGTACACCGCCAAGAAATCCGAAGGACACTGCAAGTACTTGTTACTTGTAGTCATTGATCCCGTCACGTTCTTGCGAATCGAGGGGAACTGAACCGAGTTGTAAATACGCTGCTCAGCTTGCGTAACGAACACAGGGATATTAGCCACGAAATCTGCTTCCGTGTTCTCCGTGTACGCTTGGATCGCGTTGCTGAGTTCAGTGTAATTCATGCCATCGGGCCTCGGGCAATAGTTCCCTTGGTCGCCGCACCATTACCACGGGTGACGATACCGGATGTCTTAGTGGTTTCGTTACCAGCAGCTTTGCTGATGTTGCCAATAGACATGTTGATAGTATCGGCTTTACTGCGGTTTGGGGGAATGCCGGGGTTTGTAGACGCAGGTGGATTGTTTATCTTGGCCATGATTAGCCTCCACGCTGGTTCATGACTTTAGCCATACCGCGACCATACTTGAGCATCATCGCATCGGTCTTACCGCCCTTGTTAAGCTTTGTAGGCTTCTTGCCGGGGTGCATGTTTTTCTCGTGCTTGCCGACAGCAGATTTAATCATCTTCTTGTCTTGGGCTAAATCTTTCTTGTCCATATTAGACTCCTATGTAACGGTTACTGTAACTGTACCAACAAACGTCGTTGCCACCAAGTAGTTTGGCGTCAAAGCGACATCAAAATTACTCGACCCACCAACGGGGTTCCACCCCCACTGAACATCCCGCGAACCACCAGTCAAACTGCCACCAGCGTTAACGCCTGCCGTAACGTACGTTGTGTCCTTGCGCGGGTTGCGCACAGCCTGCGGATCATCCACTGGGTACATGCCCAACAACAACTGCGGCTGATCGGGATCAAAACACTGCGGGCACACAAGCAGATTATAAATCTTTGTCTTCTGTATCTCTTTACGTAGTGCCGTTAATTTGAACTGTTGGCCGCACCTATCGCACATGGCGATACTGTTCTTACCAGAAGCAAACCGATTGCCCATTTACGTACCGCTACCAATAAACATTTGCCTCGGAACAAAACGAACCGAC